GTGATCGGATGTTGATGGAGGTCGGAGACGAGCAAGTCACGTCTGTTAATGCAGCAGTCAACATGAACAAGCTGTTGCAAATATCTTGTGGTGCTATCTATACCGATACCGGAGAGGCGTTAGAGTTTGATATCAAGCATCGGTATAAGGTCTTGCGTGAAGTTATTGACGAGTCCAGTAAAAAAGTTCTGGTATTCGTACCTTTTAAACATGTTATCGATCTGTTGGTTTCTCAACTGATGAAAGACGGTATCACGGCTGAAGTAATACGGGGAGATGTATCGGCTCCCAAACGCACGGATATATTCAAACGATTCCAAACACAGGACGATCCTAGGGTTCTGGTTATTCAGCCTCAAGCTGCGGCACATGGGGTAACCCTTACAGCAGCAAACACGGTGGTTTGGTGGGGGCCAACAAGTTCTCTTGAGACCTACGCGCAAGCCAATGCTAGGGTGCATAGATCAGGACAAGACCAGAAGTGTACCGTCATACAACTACAAGGATCCCCAGTAGAACGACATGTTTATAGGTTATTAGATAGTAAGATAAATATTCACACACAAATCATAAATCTATACAATGAATTGCTTGCATAGCGAAGGATAATGTACTACATTTAGTGGTCCGACATGCGAAGGAGGACACAATGAGCGAGGAAGCTCTGGATACAGAGGGCAAAGTGCCCGTTGCCCGATTGGTCAACGCCTATATAAAAATGCGTGCCAAGCGAGCCGATATAAAAGATGCGTACGAGAAGGAGGATGCTGCAATAGCGGAATCCATGGACGTTATCAAAGAAGCTCTACTGAAATACTGCAAAGATAACGACTTCAATAGTGTCAAGACTGACGCTGGCACCTTTTTCCGGTCTGTTAGAACTAAATATTGGACTAGCGACTGGGACTCATTCCATAAGTTTATCGATGAAAAGCTGAAAGAGAACCCTGATGACAGGTCGATCTTAGGCTTATTCGAGAAGCGCCTACACCAAGGCAACCTGAAGACCTTTTTGGATGAAAATCCAGACGCTATACCAAAGGGTCTAAACGCTGATTCTTACTATTCAATATCCATAAGGAGTCCAAAGAAATGAGTAGTCCTTTCGTATCTGCCGCTGATCTGGCCGCGCACTTTGATGTGCATGAGGTAACGATTAGAGAGTGGCGAGACAAAGGGTATATCCCCAGACAAAGCTACATCCGTGCAGGGCAGACATACCGATACAATCTTGACGAAGTTATTAAGCACATGACGGGTCAGTCTGATGACGCCGAATCTGAAGCCGTAGTGGTTGGTGGTGTAGAGGCTAGTACAGCAGAACCTTCTGTGGATGAAGACTTCGTATGACAGAGCCACTCAAACGGATCAGTATTCGGAATAAGAAGTTTGAGGGTATTCAGAACGTCGATGCTGCGGATGACATAGACATCATTGTGGTGGGTGTGGCCTTCGTATCGAGGATTTACTACGCAGATAGCTACTCTTCTGATAAAGTCAGTACCCCCTCTTGTTGGTCTGACAACTGCGATACTCCTGCATTGGAAGTACCGGAAGAAACGCGGCAAGCGGGTAGGTGCATTGACTGTAAGCAGAACGTAAGGGGATCAAGCGGATTGAATAGTCGGGCGTGTAGATTTGTACAGCGCCTAGCAGTGGTGCCAGCCGACGATATGCAAACCGTTTATCAGTTACAACTCCCACCTACGTCTATTTTTGGCAACGCTGTAGGGGGCAAGATGCCTTTCCGAGCTTACGCCAACTACCTTCAAGCCCAAGAAACACCAATTGTTACTGTTGTTACAAAGATATTTTTCGATGATAGCAGCGGTAGCCCAAAGCTCTTCTTCAGGCCCGTGCGACCTTTAGAAGAGGAACAGTACGAAACTGTCAAGCATATGATGCAACACCAAGACACGGCGACTGCGTTGACTACCGCCGTTATCCCTTTGGAGGACGAAAAGGTGTCGCCATTCGATATGACTGAAGGTTTCGTTTATTCAAACTAAGAGGAAAAAGTAATGCGATACATTGTTAAAGATGTTGAAGCCTTGTACCCAAGGGTCAACCAAACCTACCGATTCGATGCTGCCGAGAATCGTAGCGTGCCTTGTGACCCACAGGATGATGGCGCGAGTTATGAACTGCAATTCCGTATGACAAAAGATCAAGCGAAAGATCTTATGACGCAGATGGCGACTACTTATGCGGAGAAGCGTGATGAGAAGTGGCCTGAAAAATTTCCTATGCCCTTCAAAAAAGATGATGACGGTATGTATACCGGTAAAGCAAAGCTGAAAGGGGCATATGGTAAAGAGCTTACTAAAAAGCCTAAGCAGTACGATGCCAATAACAAGGAACTACCAGAAGACTTTTTGCTAACCACTGGTAGTACGGTGAACCTTCAAGTCACACTTGCCCCATATAGTATGCAGGGCGCGGGGGTGTCTCTAAGGTTGAACGCCATCCAAGTCATCAAGTATATGCCTATGCAGACCTCTTCTCCTTTCGAGAAGGTTGATGGTTTTACCGCCGACATCGAGACAAGTCCGTTTGAAGAAGAGGAAGAGGCACCGAAGTCTGAGGCTACAGATATCGATGATATGTTCGATGAGCCTGTTAAAGAACCTAAGAAAGTCGTGAAGTTAAAAGCAACTCCTAAAGAAAGTAGTGAAGCGGCTATTGCAGCAGCTTTAGAAGGTTGGGATGACGAATAACGACACGCGATATATCAGTCACAAAGGGGGCATAGGCCCCCAGCGTGGCTTGCGCTTACTTAGGTTTGAAAATGGAAACGACAATATTTTTGAAGGAGGTCCTATCTAGGAATGGTCTTTATTGCGTTTTTGCATCCAACTCTACAGCAGATAAAAGAATACAAAGATTCCATGACTCGATAGACGATCTGGTTGACACTGCGCTCGACCTTGACAGTAACGGATATGACGTTTACTTCGCGTTAGCTACATTTAACGAAGACAATTCACGTAAAGTTAATAACGTCAAACACTTAAAATCATTTTTCTTGGACCTAGATTGTGGTCCAACTAAGGACTTTGCTTCTAAAGAAGAAGCGATCACCGCACTGCGTTTGTTCTGCAAAGGTGCGAAGTTACCTAAACCCTCAATCGTGGATTCTGGTAGGGGGGTACATGTGTATTGGGCGTTGCGAGAGGGAGTCCCTCTTGATGACTGGTTGCCGGTAGCTACTAATCTTAAGAACCTCTGCGCCAAGCATAATTTTATGGCTGACCCAGCCGTGACCGCTGATGCAGCTAGGGTACTTCGTGTACCACTCACACATAACTACAAACAAGACGAGCCACTACCTGTTAATTTCATAAACGGTTCGCTACCAAAGAAGGTTGACTTCGATACTTTTGCTGAACTTCTAGGGGGTCAGCAGATTGCGCCTCCGAAAGCAGTAATCTCTGGAGCCAACGCGGTGATGAACGCCGCCCTACAAAACCATGAATACGTTTTTGACACTATCCTAGAGAAATCGGCACGGGGTGAGGGGTGTCAGCAGATACAACTTGCGGTAACAGATAAAAATGAAGTAACCGAACCTGTGTGGCGTGGTGTTTTGTCTGTACTAAAGGCGTGTAGCGATGGCTCTAGGAAACGGGCGCATGAACTATCAAAGGGTTACGATGGGTATGATCCAGAAGAGACAGACGAGAAGTGGGATAGACTAACTTCTGATAAACGCTACACCTGTGTGACGTTTGAAGAAAACAACCCTGCCCCGTGCCTTGAATGTCCGCACCGAGGTAAACAACGATCCCCGTTATATCTAGGTAAGAAGATAAGAGAAGCAACCGGTAAAGATAATATTATCGAAGCGGTGTCTCTAAACTCTTTTGACCAGAGCTTGCAGACGTATGTGATACCTGACTATCCGTTCCCTTATTTCAGAGGTGCGGCGGGGGGTGTGTATAGAAGATTGCAACGAGGGGACAAAGGATTTAACGACGAAGAACCTGTAGATATCCGTGTATACCATAACGATCTGTATATCGTTAAGCGTGTCATGGATGTTGAAGAAGGGGAAAAAGTAGTCGTCCGACTACACCTATCTAAAGACGGTGTACGAGAATTTACGATACCGCTAACATCAGTAACTTCTAAAGAAGAACTTAGAAAACAGTTATCTTTCCATGGTGTGTCTGCTCACCCAGTAGATCAGATAATGGGATACCTAATAACGTGGGTGAACGAATTGCAATCACAAGAAAGAGCCGATACAGCACACAGACAGTTTGGTTGGATTGATGAGGAGGCAACCGGTTTTGCATTAGGCGATCAAGTATATTTTCCTGACAGGGTGGAATTTAACCCCGCGTCCAAAACAACACTCGGTTTGTTTCCAGCATTTGAACCTAAAGGCTCATTAGAAGGATGGAAAGAGACGGTAGAGTTCTTCAATAAGCCGGGGTTTGAGCTGCACCAGTTTGCGGTTTGTGCGGGGTTTGGTTCTGTACTGATGCACTTCTTTGAGGATATCGCGTGTTCTGCTATCCACATTCATAGTAAAGAGTCGGGGTTTGGTAAGACCACCGCCTTACGTGCCGCCGCTTCTATATGGGGGGATCATGCAGACTTAGTTTTGGATGACGAGGATACGGACAACTCTAAGTTTAACCGTGCTGAGTTAATGCATAGTCTGCCGGTCTTTCTTGATGAGCTTACGAATAGTACAGGTGACGCCCTTAGTAAACTTGCGTACCAATTTACGTCAGGTAAACAGCGGAATCGGATGTCTAATGGAGCTAACACTGAGCGTTGGCGTGGGCGTCCATGGAGTCTAGTGGCAATGACTACAGGTAATACGGGAGTTATCGAACGTATATCAGCAGTCAAAGATAATCCTAACGCAGAGGCGCAAAGATTCTTAGAGATAGCCGCTGCCCGTGTGGTAACAGGCTTTGCGAGTAAAGAAGAGACCGATGAGTTTGGTAGGTCTTTGAGTAAACATTACGGACATGCTGGACCTATCTTTATACGGTTTGTGCTAAAGAACTTAGACAAAGTTAAACAGCTACTGCATGAGGTACAGCTACTAGTGGATAAGAAGGCTGAACTGTCTTCAGAAAATCGTTTTTGGTCGGCAGGGGTGGCCGTGGCTTTGACTGGTGGTATGGTCGCTAAAAAGCTAGGACTACTTAATTTTGACATGAAAGCTATACAGGGATTTGCGATCAAAGTCATAGAGCTGAACAAGAACAGGACTGTGGAGATGCGTGTCCCAGTACAGCAGGTAATCTCTGATTACGTTACTAACCATATAGATAATATGTTAAGGATTAAAAGCACAGCCGATTTACGCAAAGCTGACGGTACAGAACTCGATGCAATAATACAGCCAGAGTCTTTACCACGCGGTAAGCTACTTCTACGGTACGAAACTGACCTCAAGATGCTGTATATAGTGCCCAAGCCTTTTCGTAAATGGTGTACATCGCAGCAGATAAACTACGCAGCCCTTGTTGCAGATCTTAAAAAAGAACTTAACGCTACAAAGGCTACGATACGAATGTGCAAAGGCACTAACCTAAAACTCCATTCACAAGAAGTTCTTGTTGTGCCTATGGAACAGGAGTCTACAGATGCGGGGGATAGTACGGACGTACGACCTGATTCCTGACGGTGTGAAGATAGTAGTTGCATGGGAAAACATGGGGGTTGGTACCTCTATATTTGTGCCTTGCATCAATACGACACGGGCGGTGAAAGAAGTTAAACAGATAACCGCCGAAAAAGGTTGGGGGATAGAAACGAGAGTGTGTGAAGAGAACGGAATGCAGGGTGTTCGCATATGGAGAAATGTGTGATATATTTCCTTCGGCAGTTCGTCCTCCTTCGCACAATCGTTCTGTCCACATGGCCTCCGGTATTACGCCCCTCGTGTACCGGAGGCTTTTTTATGGAGGACTTTAAATGGAACCTACAAGAGCGGAAGTGCTGGCAGCGTGGATGACGTTAGTTAAGATACGAGAAACGTACGCAAAAACGTACGGTAAAGATATCGACGCAGGTGACGATCAATTCTTACTAGCTGCTTTGAAATTGGTAGATCAGTATCAGCACAAACTTATGCTGGCAGAAGAGCTACGAGCAAAGCACAAGGGTTAATCGTCATACCCTAGTAGAGGTATAGAGTTAGCTACGTGTGCCTGTAGTGATTCTCTGAACATAGGACTTAAAGTAATACCATTATGCATGGTCGCTGTTGTTCTCATGTGAGACCGTAAAGACCTTTCAATGGTATCGGTGGTGATCGCGGCCCTTGGAAAATTTCTAAAGTGCCGATTGTTAAAGTCTTGTATTTCTCTACTTAACTTAGAGATTTCAGAATAATCTCCCATACGCGTTGCTAAGTAATATTTTCTTAACAACATACTACGGTCTTTACGTATTGCGTCAGAGATACGTTTAAGGGCTTGGTTCTCTTCTTGCCTCCGTGCATATTCTGCGGGGGCGAAACCGAAAAACTGTGCGGCTAATTGTCCGTTAGTGATGTCGTCAAACACGGGGTCTCTTCGGCGTGTTAACGCACCCTCTTCTCCATAACGCTGCATTCGCATTCCGTTACGAACAAAAGCTGGGACCATGGACTCTATGCCTCGCCGCATGTCACCGCCTTGAAGGATTTCATTTGCGCCACGGTAGAACGATTTACCTACACTCCATGCGGGGCCACCTAAGTAATAGAATACTGTTTCTTCGGGTGACGGGTTTCTCGCGTATCGGTTTGCTTGGAATAACAAGTTAGTAAGTGCAATTCTCTGAGACACATCTACATCAAATGTGCTGGTAATCGCTCCTTTGTACCAACCCTCACCAATATGTTTACGAACTAGTGTTTCCGTATCATCTTCGTCATCATCCCGTAAGAACATATCTCCTATAAGGGTAAACGCGCCAAATAGCGGTAGTCCTGATGCTCCAGCAAAGAACAAAGCGGTACCATGTACAGCTAAAAGCTGCTTAAAAGCAATCTCACGCGCGTCAGGATCGGGACCCCCTTTAAGTAATTGTCTAAACGCTTTTATCATCGTGTAATACATTTGTATGCCATACGTTTTGTACATCATGGCTATACGGCGTATATCTGTTTGCGCGAATCGGGGTGCTGTCTCTAAGACTGAACCACCGTTCAGTTGTTGAGCTTCATAGAGGGCTATCTCCGCTGCTTTCTTTCTTTGCTCGATAGTAGACGCTTTACCTCCAGATAGCTTATCTAGTTCTAACTTGTAAGCTGCAAGAATACTAACTTGTCTATTGAACTGCTCCATCTGATGAAACATTATCGCGGAACCGGATACAGCATAGTCCACTATTGATTTCTCAGGACCCACAGTTTGTAAGCCCATGTTGTCAGATATCATCGTCCTGTTTAACTGCCCACGATTAGCAGCTAACTCAACAACGGGTGCTAGTTCTTTAAGTTCTTTTACCTTAGCTTCAGGAAGGTCGAGATCATCTCTAACAACCATGTTTCCTGCAGCATCACGTACAAAGAAGTTATCGATTGAAGGTAGAGAAAACACCTTCTCCGTATAGCTACCATCAGGAGATCGTATTAATCTACTATTCGCTCCTTTTACTGCACTTCCAACTAACGCTGCTGCGGAAGATATAGATCTAGTTGTGTTACTAAAACCATATTTGCCACCTAGCATAGGAAGTACGAACAAGGGTATCTGGGACAAGTTAACTAAAGCCGAAGAAGCGTTTAATCCAATCGTAAATACAAACGCTGAACGGTTAGCGGCTTGGGCGAAAGTTTCTAGGGGTCCTTTAGGAGGATTAACCGCAAAGTCTATGCGTTTTAGCATCTCCGTTTGGATGTCAGAGACAATACCTTTTCTAGAAGCAGCGCGTCTTAGTGAAGCATTACCTTCTAGATTTGGGTTTTCTCCACGGATATCAGTAGCCAAATCACGCAACCTGCGAGAGTAGTCCATCCTCACGATATTGCGACTGATACTGTACAGCTTTGAGCGCATTACAGGGATTTGATTCTGTATAAAACCCGCTCTTCCTTCTCTGTGTTGGAAGCTCTTGGCGTAGCCTGATTCTGGTAATGTGTTTACAAACGTCTTAATGATGTCGTTTTGGATCGTCTCGTCAATCTGATTCTTATTTAGGATTGACAACACTTCATTCATAAACCCTGTAGTAGCGCCAATAGTTCTACGTGGTGTGGCATCCACGTCATATTCTTCATACAACGGAGCGCCTTTGTTATCTCTATCAACCGTATCACTCTTCTCTAAGAACTGCGAAATGTAGTTGGCACGCTCGCTCTCGGTCTCAAACATTAAGAACACGGGTTCTTTTGTATTTGTTTCAGGGTTTAGCGCGTTAAAGGCTAATTTATAATCGCCGAATCTGTGTAGTGGGAAGTACGGCTCTATACTACGATCTAGTAACCGCTTCGCTACCGTATCTTTTAATTCCGCTTTTGCCGCCGCATCCATATCTAACGTGTCAATACGGTTGAGTACGACTTCTTGCAATCGTTTGTACTGAACAGCGTATGCATCGCGCATAGCTATATAGATCTTTTGACCATCACTCCCTAAGCGATTCCAAGCACCGCCTTTCTTGGTCAACTTCTCCCATACCGCGATCTTCTCCCTACTCTCGGGGGTTAGACGCCCTTGCTTATCACGTTGTTCATAAGTCTTTTTTGACTTACTAGGGTCAACTGCGTTAACCGTGCTCGTGTTAATAACTTCATCTAAAAGAGCTTCTTTCTCTTTACCCGCTTGCTTGGCCCACTTACTAACACGAACAATTACAGCTTTAGCTTCGTCTTCAACTGTCGCTAACTTACCACGCTGCTCCTCCATAAGGCTGTGTAGCTTCAGTCCTAGCTTTTCAAGATGTTTATTGAAGGGGGATGCAGAATCTGCAAGAGCTTGAGAAGGGAAAAACCCAAGCGTTACTCGTTTAGAGTTACTAGAAACAGAACTCCCAAAAAATTCTTTTGCATTATCCTTAAACTTCTCACGGAAACTTCGGGTAGGAGGTGCAGCAAAGTGCTCTTTTTGCACCGCGCTTACACTCTTCATTACCTCTACAACACCTTCTCCGTCAGACCTACTAAGTAAGAAACCCGTACCCCGTGCCTCAAATGCAGGGGCTAGAATATCTTCAACCCAATCAAGATTGTCTAATCGTTTGAGCGCGGATAGCTGGTCTGCTTCAGTGGTCTGTTTGTACGTATCCATCCCCGGCACTTTGCTGGCAATGAAGTTGTAAATTGTTATATACATCCTTTGGAGGATATTTACTTTGCTGTTGTTGGGATTAATCGTGGCAAGCTCCGCCCTAAATGGCGTGCTACCAAAATATTCCGCTACAAACTCTTCTATGTTATTAGCACCTTGCGAACCACGAAGCTGTGGTTCTGCTTCTTCAAATATCTTTTTAATCTTTCGTGTTGTGGGGTTGTTAGGGTTCCTTAAGGCCGGTATGGTAAGCGCATGAGTCATCTCATGAATGAGCGTAGAGGTTGTAAGTCCGTCACCTTCACGTAACATAATTACGTCAGTAACATCTTTCGCTTTTACATTAGCTTTAACACCTTTCCGAGCCGCACGGTCTCTTAGTTCCGTTTCTGTCATGGGAGGTATGTACGACCCTACAGCATCGAGAGAAAGGGATGAATAGAAGAAATTTTCTACCGCCCCAGTAGGTGTATCATTAACTACAACAACCCGTGTTTCACCGACTAAGTTAGCAAAGGCTTTAGCAATCGCGGCAACTCGCGGGATGGTGTTAGTATTTCCTATCTCTAACAGCGCGTCTGCTAACCTACCTTCTCTCAGCATCGACACAATCTCAGGATTCAAGGGGGTATCAATACCGGGGTTAACACTTGGTAAAATGTCTAGGGTATCAGCTATCGATTTGATTGCTGGATCAAACTCATTGATCGTGTCAGCGATAATACTAGCGCGTAGTTTTTCTCTTAAGCGTCCTTTGGGTTCTAACCCGCTTTTAACATATTGTTGCGCGGTTTTCTTGTTTGGGAAAGTTTGAGACTCAGGCTCATTGTTGAGCTTTACAACCCACTCACCACGCTTGACATTCTTGAACGTGCCTACTTTTTTGTCGTTGACTAGAATGTCATTACTGTCTTCAGGGTAAGTAATCTTTGCACGCTCAACGACCTTTATCCTACGATTAATTTCTTTCAGGATTTTCTTACTAGTAGAAGTGATAGGGCCGGATTTTCTTTCAGCCTTAGCTGCTTCTTTCACATTAGTAGGTACAGTTACCGTACCGAGCGGCGAAGCAGAATCTACACTTGTAGTGTCTACTTTGTATTTTGACCTCGCTATTACTTCTTCTTTTCTACGAGCTAGCCCTGCTAGTTTTTTCTTTTGGGCCTGTTCAGTAGCTTTTCCTGCAGCCTGTTTATATTTAGCCGCTCGTTGTGCATCCTGTTCTTCTCTGTTTTGTTCCTCAACAAATTCTCTATATTCCGCAAGTGCTTTGGGGTCTGTTACTGCTTCTATAGGTTCAAACATCTGCTCCAGTTGTTGTTCTTCTGGAAGCTCTAAAAAGTCTTGTACCTTTTGTTTTCTATCGGCACGTACTTGCGGGTTAGCGACATATCCACGAAGCTCAGATTGCAGATCTTCTAGCGTTACCGCTCCACGCACTCGTCTCCGCATGGCCGCGCCACGTTTAATACCTACACTGTTCAAGGCATCTGGTTTTAATGTCCTGATAGTTTGTGCGGGGGGACTTACCTCTGGTTCAGTTGTAAATTGCGCGGCCTCATCGGGCACTGCTTCCGTAGTGTCCTCAACTTCTTCAGTTACCGCAGGGGCAGTATCTACAACTTCTTCAGTTACTGTAGGCGTGGTCTCTTCAGTTACCGTAGGCGCGGTCTCTACTTCAGCGGGAGTATCTACAACTTCCTCAGTTACCGCAGGGGCAGTCTCTACTTCAGCAGTGGTATCTACTTCGGTAGGTGCAGGGGGCGTTGGTTGAGTGGCTGGTGCAGCCGCATCTATTTCCGTTACGGTATCTACTTCGGTAGGTGCAGCGGGGGCGGTGTCTCTTTCCGCTAATATTAAATCAACAAGTTGATCAACCGTCTCTGGTTCGCTTCTTGCGATGTCTACAAGTTCTATGGGTTCGACACCTAACGCTCTTGCAATCGGCTCACGCTCTTCCATACTAAGCCGACTTAGTTTTCTAATGGTGGTGTCGCCTTCTCCGGTTAGATCAGGTTCTGTAGCGGCTACGGGTTGTGTAGTGCTTGCCGCCGTACCTATCGTTGCTAAGTTTTCTTCTAGCGTCCCCGCTTCGTTAGCCTGCTCAAGCTCATCTTGTATTTGAGATACTTCGCCTTCTATCTCTAGGTTCTGTAGTCGCGTTCTTTCTTCGTCGCTTATATACCGTTTACCCAAAGCGGAAGCAGTGCCACCTATCGTGCCGCCCACAAGACCAGCAGCAATAGCGACTTCTTCGTATTCGTCTAGGGCTTCATCACTAAGCAGATCCATACCTGCTTGCATACGTTCTAAAACAGACTGTCCTACTTCTGTAGGCACCTCACTGACAATACCTGTGCCAATGCCTTTTGCCCCACGCGTAAATATCCCACCCGAACGTAAGGCTTTTTCCGTAAAGAACTTACCAATAAGTAGGCGTTCTGCTATGGCGTCTAGCGTGGCTTGAGGTATCGCTGTCAAAAGTGCAGCGCCTTCACTAATCTCAGTTCGTAACCCCCGATCAATCGCTTCTTTTTGTCGTTGCCGGTTAAAACCGTAGAAGAAAGGTAGTTGAGATAAAGCAGCAGCGCCAACACCAGCAACGGCTGCGGCTGCGCCAGCGGGGGCAGACAATGCACCGACCACACCAGCAGCTAAACTTGCGGCGGTAAGTGGTGCGGTCTCTCCAAGCGTTTCTAAGAAAAAATCTAGCCCTGAACTTACATCCTCTACATCGTCAAGGCGTGTAGCGTAGCGTTCTTGCTCTTCTAGCTGCGCTATATTTTCCGCAGCCATCTCAGCGCCGTATTCTTCTAGTCCTTCTAGACCTAGACTGGAACCAATACCTTCAAGCGCCGAACCAAACGCTTCTCCCGCTACATCAATACCACGAGAAAAACCGCGTCCTAGCGCGGTTCGATCATCACCAATCAGAGGTCTATCTTCTAGCGGTAGATCTTCTACCTCTTCTGGCTCTTCTATCTCTATTGGTTGTTCTGTCTCACTGAGATGTCTGAGCAGTGCATACCGCAGTCTGGCCTCTGAAGTGCCTTCGGGGGCTTCTAACTCGTAGGTGCTCCCATCTGGTGCTTCCAGTTGGTATATTGCCATGGCTAAATTTTAGTTACCGAAATACCTTTAGTTAACATGCTTTCGTACTGCTCTAGTTTAGATCTAACATTTTTAGCAGCGGCATCAATTTCATTTTGCATGTCCTTACTCACCTTATCGAGTCGCTTTTTCATTATTTCCGCTTCTTTATCGGTCTTAGCATTTAGATAAGCCTGACGTGCTACTTGTATTTCCATTGCGTAGTTAGCTGCTATATCGGCTCTTATGCGTACTTCAGTCCCTATCAAATTATCTATCTGTCTTGCGATACCCAACATAGTCTTATCTTCACGGGCAAGGTTATTAGCTTCGGCTCGCAGGCGGTTCCCTTCTCGGCTAATATCTGCTTCCATATTGGCGATATCTACCTTCGTCTGGTTACTTGCATTAGTTAAGGCGGTCTGTGCCGCTACCTTATTTTCATCTCTAGCTGCATTGAAGAGTCCTTGTAACGCGCTATCTGCTTCGGCTCTAGTAAGTTGAGCTTCTTCTCGCCCTTCTCCATATGCTAAGGCACGGATCTCTCTAGATTTTTCTATATCTTCCCGTTCTTGTTCTCTTCTTTCTTTCGTTAGTTCTCGTTCGAGGTTAGTAACCCTGTCTTGCCCTGCAGACACCGCACTAGATATAGCCGCGCCAGTGCCACCTAAGCTACCTGTATTTGCTCCCGCTGCTAATGCTTCTCTTATTGCTCGGAATCGATTCATTTTGGGATCAAGTAACCTAGTCTCTAACCCTTTAGCCTCTTCTTTCATGGCGTCTAACTGCGCCTGCTCTTCCTCAGTGTAGCCAAGAGCTTCTTGAGCTTCTTCTCTCCTAAGTCTAGCCGCCTCTTCAGGACTTTTTTCCGTCCTTTCTTTCAGCGTCTCGGTTAGTGCAGCGAGTCCTGACTTAGCGGGAGTGGGTGCCAGTGTGGGCGATACACTCGCTATACCTGCCGCTGGAGTTGCCGCTGGAGCTGCCGCCGCCCCTGTAGTTGTGGCTGTAGATGCGGTTGTCGGAGCGGGAGGCGCACCAGTTGGAGCAGAAGCAAGCGGTGTTACCTTGTCATCTGTGTCATCTGTAAGTATAGATGCTATATCTAAACTTCCGGTTGGGTCTTCCATCTCCTGTTCAGGGGACTTCAAAACACCGGCCCCATCCATATCACCGGATCGTAAGGCTAGTGCCCTCTGCATAGCTTTAGCGCGTTCTGCAGGGGTAGCGGGTCGTTTCAACAGTCGCTCTATGGCATCTTCTCTAGAGAGACCAAACCTAGCCATTACGTTTTCTATCTGATCCTCAGTTATATTTTTGCCGGGACTGCCTGCTTGGAACGCTACAATCCCACCGCCTTGGAAGTACCTATCCCCGATATTGTTGACTGGTCTAGACATAAGACCACCTTCAGCAGCCATTACAGGTCTAGTGGGGCCTTGAGCAACACGCTGCATATTCTTTTGCGCTTGGATCGCCTTTTGCTGGTTTACTCCCCCGACTCGTCGCGCTACCTCTTGAACTGCAGGAGAAGTGCCTCTTCGCATGGAAGCTATACCTCTAACCGTTTGCTCTAGCTGGTCAGCAACAGTTTCCATAGGAGGCTGGGCTTGTAGGTTGGCTTGCATGGCATTGGCTTTTTCTTGGTCTGCAAACCTTTTCAAAGCGATCATGCGGATCGTATCTGGTCCCAGCGTCTGCATCTCACGCTGTAGTTGTTGCGGACCCTTCAACATCTCCATTTCAAGCTGTTTATCAATACCACCGGTAAAAGGCATCATGGGGCAGTTCCTCCAGTGGTTCCAGCGGTTCCTCCAGTGGTTGACCCGCCTCCTAACCCAAGGACTTCTAACAGTCCCATAATACCGCCAGAACCACCTAAGATATTAGACAGTGTGCTAGGTTGCGAATACGTATAAGATTGCGCGGCCAGTGGTAGTCCTTGTAACAAAGATTGCTGATACTGCACTTGCTTGTATGGGAAGTCTCGTTCTTCTTCAAACTGTGCAATATCTGCAGCTATACCTTCCGACGCGATTCCACGTTCTTGAGCACCTAAGTCGGCCTGTGCGCGGAGTGCTTGTAGGCCGTACTGATTGGTTAAATCTTGTGCTCGTTGGGCACGATCCTGCTCAATATTAAATTGTTGAGTTGCTTTGTCATAAGCGGTTTGGTATCCAGTACCAGTAATTCCTGCAAGGTTTTGTAGCAGGTTACGGTTAAGTTCTGACTCCATAATCGCTTGGCGTGAACCACCAAAAGCACCCGCTTTGGTCAACCGTGCAGCATCTTGCAATCGCTGGATCTGTGCTTGGCGACGAGCTTCCTCGATTTGAGGGTCTAGTGCTGCTTGCAGGTACGGATTCATGTAATCCTGTGCTGCCTGCGCTGTAAACTGTTGCGGCTGAAATCCCCCCATTTGTTGGGTTGGCACTGCCAAACTACCTATACCTTGAAAAGCAGCTTGTTGGCCTTGGGAAGCCCCTGCGGTTAGAGGTCCGGTATAGGCTTGATAAGGTTGATTAGCTAGAGCCTGCCCTTTTCCCAACATCTCTGTGACATAGGGGCCTACGTAATTTGATAACGCGGACTCTGTGCCTGTCTGTTGCCCTACAAGAGGGTCTGTGGCACCACCAGTTTGAAATTTTCTTATCATATTAGTCATAGTTACTTACCCTGTGGGGGTATAAATCTATTGGGATTGATCTCTTTACCTTGTGACTTACGCCCAGTACGTGCCATCCGTACACGGTCCATCATGCTGTGTAGTTGTTTTGCTCCAGCGTTTGAATTTCCATTACCTAGATGACTAACAACATCGGCAGGGATGACAAACTCTCCATCACTCAGTCGCGCTTCCTGCATGTTATCTATACGTGCAGGGACTTTATCGGCCATACCATCAGTCATACCGTTTAGATATCGTCCTCCTGCTAGAGCAGCTATACCCCCTTGTTTATATGTAGGGGAGTATCCAGCTAACCCAGTAAATTCAGTGGGTGCAGGCATCATAGCCCCTACCTGTGACGGTGGAGCACCCATTACAGGAGGTGGCGCGTTCGGATTGGGTGGTGGCTGAGATATACGCCTAGCTTCCCGCGCCAAGTTAGCAATGTTACGAGCCTTTAAATTAGCGGCTTCTTGAGTGGCGGCTTGCCTTGCAGCACCGGCCTGCCCTTCAGGTGCAAAACGTGTTTGAGAGAAGTACCGCTGCCCTCCACTACCGGGGCGGCGTTCAGGGTCGTACGTATCAGGGACCATCTCTCGCACTGCCGTATATTCTGGTATTTTACCCTGATAGCCTACCTGCGGTATTTGAGCTTTAAAAAAGTCTGAATCAATCAGAGTTGCCGCACCCGCGCCAATCAAACTAGCTATACCAGCTTTGGTAGGGTCATCTTTTAGCCCAGATAGCCAATCACCTACGCCAGCTACATACTCTAGAAAACCAGCCATTATTAGTCTCCGAAACTCATTATTTGTGAGATTTCATCAAGGAAATCATAATCTACTTTACCCCCTGCAGCCATACCCGGAGGTCGGCCCATGGGCTGTCCAATGTTCAAAGGCCCCTGCATAATGCTACCTAACCCTCTACGTTGCGCGACCTGTTGTTTGGCAGCGGAAAGAGGTGCCCCATAGGGTCCCGCTGCCCCGTAAAACCCTGCTTGTTGCGGGGTAGCAAACGGGGACTCAAACCCGTAAACATACTCTATATTCGCAAGGGGGGACTGATTAACCGTAACTTGTTGCCCATATAAGTCCTCTGCTCCTAATAATAACTCTAGGAGATCACGAGATGCGCTCTGTTTTGCAGCCCTATTAATGGCTTCTTGCGTTTGTGTTGCTGTCTCTGTGACTGTATCAGCAACGGTTTCTATCTCAGTTTGTAGGTTTGACTCTACTTCGTTGATCTTATTGGTCAGTGCATCTTGAGTGGTGTCAATCTGCGAAAGAAGATTGTCTTCCGTAGTCCCCAGATCAGTAGCAAGGTCGGCTAAAGCCTTTTGCGTAGCCTCGTCTCGGGCTAACCCTAGTGCTTCATACTCAGCCATCTTTTCGTAGAGGCTAAGTTCTAGGTCTGAGACTTGTGTTTTAGTTGCGAGCGTCTCTATTTCAGCGGATAGACTTGTCTCAAATTCGGTTAGCTGAGTTGTAATTGCATCTTTTGTGGTATTTAGATCCGCTGCGACATCATCAATAGCTTTTTGTAGAGCGTTGTCTCTACTAAGCCCTGCCGCTTCGTATTCTGCTATCTTATCTAAAACCGCGCTTTCTACATCGGCAACTTGCTTTCTAGTGGCAAGTCCTTCTAGTGTTATGTAGAGTCCAGTAGCTTCAGATACTACGTTACCTTCAGAATCATATTCTGTTGGAGTACCGATCTGATTCGCTATGTCTGTAGCGGTAGTGCCAAGATCAGTCGCTACTTTATCAATAGCTTTTTGTAGAGCTGCGTCTCTAGTAAGCCCAGCCGCTTCATTGGCACGTACTTCTTTTAATACAGCTGCTTGTACATTAGATAAGTCTACCTTAGTAGCAAGTCCTTCTATTACTGTGTAGACCCCTGTTGCTTCGGATACGACGTTACCTTCTTCGTCGTACTGTGTAGGAGTACCTAAATTGGTTTCTAGATAAGTTTTTATTTCCGCAACTTCGTCTGCGGTTGTACCTAGTTCGGTAGCAATACCATCAACTACACTTTTTATTGCACCGATATCTACTGTCGTTGGTAGTTTTGATATCTTTTCGTATAGACCGGTAGGGTTACCGTCATCATCTTGCTCTACGCCAACGACCTGTTTAATCGCTTGATCTACAGTTAAGTCACCGGTACCAAGTAAATCTTTTATTTCTTGGATGGTGTCAGCTTTTATGTTTTGTAAATCTTGGCGAGTAGCAACAGTTCTAAATACACCAGTCCCTTCTGTCTTGATAGTGCCATCGTCGTTGTAAGTAGTGGGGGTACCTATCGCTGCATCAAGCTGCGCTTTTGTGACAAGATCTTTAATGCTCTTATCAGTGAGCATTTCTTTCTTTATGTCATCAACTACGCTTTTTATCGCATCTACTGAAGCTGCAGTTGGTAGTTTACTTATCTCTTCATATAGACCAGTAGGGTTGCCATCCTTATCTTGCTCTACGCCAACGACCTGTTTGATCACTTGATCTACAGTTA